AGCAAAGATTTATTGATGCAGGTATTCCATTGATTGGTGATGATATGCGTTCTCAATTTGGTGCAAGTATCCTATCTCAAATGCTACAAGAATTGGCTTTTGAAAGAGGTCACCATGTAAAGGCTCACATTCAAAGAAATGTTGGTGGTAATACAGATTTCTTAAATGTTGTTCAAGGTACAAATGAATTAGAATATATAAGTTGGTACGATGAGGTAAAACAATTTCCATTTCAAGGATGGGCTGTCGGTGGTGGTGGAAGAAATGTATATGCTTTCATGTCAGGTGTTTTATCTTTATTAAATGGTAAAGAACATCTAAATGAAAGTAATAAATGGTTTCACATTCTAGGTATCTCTAAAGTATCTGATTTCTTAATGTTAAATCAATTACAAAAATCTTTAAACGAAGTAGGTTCTAAAGTAATTGTAACCACAGATAGTTCATCACCAGATAGAGCAGTTGTTTTTGGTGGTTACTATTTAGATTATAATTTTAAGAAAGCTTCTTTCCAATCTATAAACGTTCCTAAACATGATGATTCTTTTAAAGACCAACCATTTCCTTATCTACCAGTTTCTACAGAGTTTGATAAAGAATATCTAAGAGAATCACTTATTTGGGAAGATACTATAGAATGGAAAAGTACTTGTACTACTGCAATCAGATTACATAACTTGATGATATTCAAAGAAGCTATTGACAAAGCAGAATACTATGTACATAGTCATGACCATGTTTTAGAACAAGTGGTTTCTAGAGATATGTTTAAACTTCTAAAGGCTTTAGACGAAATGGTAAAAAGTGACAAACCAAAAAATGTTTTTGAAAAGTATAAACAACTTTTTCAGAAAATGAGTAATTTAAAAAACGAAATCAAAGTGAAAGAACATTCTTTCTTTTAAGGAGTATATATGATAGAATTTACACCAGAACAAATCCAAGAAAATTGGAATAAACTAATTCAACTTATAGAAGATACGTTTGAAGGTGAACGTAAAGAAAAGTTGTTAGAGATGTATAGTCACTTTGAAGATAGGATGTGTGTAGCTCCTGCTTCTGGTCAATTACATTTTCATTTATGTACACCAGGTGGTTATGTACAACATATCTTAAACATTGTACATTATAGTAAAGAGTTCTATAAGATATGGAAAGACAACGGAGCTTATGTAGATGATTACACTATGGAAGAACTTGTCTTTGCTGCTATGCATCATGACTTAGGTAAAGTTGGTGACATGGATAGTGACCACTATATCCCAAACGAATCTGATTGGCATGTAAAGAATCAAGGTAAGTTATATGTAAACAATCCTGATATTGCTTTTATGACACCACCTGATAGAGGTCTTTGGATACTAAATCAATTTGGTATTAAGATGTCTGTAAATGAAGTGTTAGGAATAAAACTAGCTGATGGTATGTATGACGATGGTAACATTCAATATTTAAAATCTTATGCACCTGAAAAGAAGTTGAAATCAAATATGCCATTAATTATTCACCAAGCTGATATGGCAACAACTAGAATTGAATATGAATTAAATATGAAACTTGAACGTGAAGAGGAACAGAAGACTAAACAAAGTGTTGAAAAAATAAAGTCAGCTGTTTCTACAGAAGAAGTCACAGAACAACTTTCACAAAAATCTAAAGACTTGTTTAACGAACTATTCGGAGAAGAGTCATGATTGTTGAAATAATATTAGGTGTCTTATTAATAGTAGAATCATATATAGTATGGAATCTTATGAGAAAAACAGAAATGTTAGAAACTTGGATAGAAGATTTTAATGATATGATTATATCTGTTAATGACGAACTAAAAGTTATTGATTCAATGGGAAGTTTTGAATCTGATGATGAGACTGGTGCAATATTTAAACAAATACAAGAAACCGTAAACCAACTAAATGATATGAGGGGGGAAGATGTTGATGACAAATAAATCGACTAAACCTAAAGTAAAAAGAAAACGTAAAAAGAAAAGTAAAATCTATTTTGGTACACCTGTACAGAATGCAATTATACGATACAATGAAAATGATAATCCTGTAATTAAAAATAGAATTTACAAAGAACACATTGCTGCTGCTTTCAACAAACTTGCAGAAAACTTAATTCATACTTTTAAGTTTTATTATTTTGATTATCCCATTGAGGAAGTAAAACATGAGGTTGTTGCTTTCTTAGTTATGCAGATGCCAAAATACAACGTTGAAAAAGGTAGAGCGTTCTCTTATTTTTCTGTAGTTGGTAAGAATTGGTTGATACTTCATAATAACAACAATTATAAAAAGATGAAAATTCATGACCAAATAAACGTTTTGGATTATAACAGAAACGTAACATCAGAACAATCTGTTAATGAAAATGATAGTTTTCAAATGGAATTTGTTGACCAGATGTTAGAATATTGGGATAATAATATTACAAATATTTTTCGTAGACAAAAAGATATTCTAGTTGCTGATTCTGTTTTGGAATTATTTCGTAGACGAAGAAACATAGAAAACTTTAATAAGAAAGCTCTCTATATCATGATTCGTGAAATGACAGGTTCTAATACTCAACATATTACGAGAGTAATAAATCAAATGAAAAATTATTATTTTAATATGATGGAAGAATTTCAACAAGGTGGAAAGATAGATACAGCAAATACTGGTTCTATATTTTAAACTATTGGGGCTGTAGTTCAGTTGGGAGAACGCTTCCCTTGCACGGAAGAGGTCGCTGGTTCGAATCCAGTCAGCTCCACAAAAAAAGGGGAACATAGTTCCCCTTTTTTCTTGCCCGATAGTGTAGGACTATCAAACTATTTCGTACCTACTTACGAAATAAACCCACCAACACCAATAAGGCGACAAGTCCAGCGAAACCCGACTCGCCGAACTTATTAATGATGGATGTGAGGTTACCAATAACATTGACACCAAAGATACCAGTTCCGAATATTACTTCAGAAACTGCACCTACGGCTACAAAGGAAACCAATAAATGAACAATGTCATCTATGTATCCCTTTACCATTGTTATTATTTCCTGCATGGTTATCTCCCGTTAGTTAGAAAAAAAGGGTTAATAAAAACCCTCGTATATAACTATAATCTCATCAAATAATAATTTTCAGTATATATTTATATATTGTCTTTTTTTCACATCCCTATATTTATTAGTATATAAAAACATATAGGTTTAATCATGAGTATAGATTACGAAATATTTGAAGGTAAATCTTTATCATCACTTTTCGAAGATATTTACAAAAACACAGAATATAATAGAAAACAATTGGACATTCTTACAAAAGAGTTAGTTCAATTTATTAAGGATGGAGATACTGCAGTTCAGATAGTTCCTATGATAAAAGAGTATCTTGAAATAAATGTCAGAAATGACGACCAATTAGTAAAGATGGCTGGTATCGTTCAGAGACTTATTTCCGCTGAAGGTAAAGCTGGTGCAGAAGATGAATTTGGATTATCAGAAGAAGAAAAAACTCAATTACTATCTGGTATTGAAGATACTATAAAAGATATACAAACAGAGTCAGATAAGATACATAATAAAATAGAAAATGCTGATAGGATAAATTAATGGCATATAGAGAAAAAAGGAATATTGACCAAACAACCTCTATACCTTTAAGTCGTTTAGCAACACCATCAGAAATTAGTTCTTACATAAAAAGATTAATTACTGCTTCTCAATATGATTTTCATGAAACAGAAGCTATGGAAGTACAGAGTGTTACGTTAAACGAGGTAAATAATCGTGGTTCAATATCAGGTACTTTTTTAAATAGTGGTAATTTTTTAGAAAACGTAAAACCTTTATTTGGAAACATGACCACAATACCTGTTATTGGTGAACATGTTGTGGTAACAGAGTTTAATGGTCAACATTATTATTCTGCTGTTATAAATAGAAAAGGTTCTACTAACGAAAATTCAATACCTGGTGCATCAGGTATTTATGTAGAAAACACAAAGTATGGAAAAACTTTTGAAAGAAAAAAAGTAAAACCTATTGAGATAGGAGAAGGGTGTATCACATTTGATGGTAGATTTGGTCAGACATTACATTTTGACGGACACGATAATACACCAAAAATAAAAATATCTACACACGTTGATGAATCGGATGGAAACTTTAGAAAAGAAAGTATTGATAATGATGACGCATCAATATATTTAATATCTCGTGGTATGAGGGATAAGTTTGATGGTGAACAGATTGAAGGAAAAAAAGTGTTAATTCAGTCCGATGGTATATTTATTAAAGGAAGACAAGAGGTAAAAATTAACGCACCTAATTTAAGTGTAATTAAAGACGAAGTAAAATTAGGCAGTAAAGATGCTACACAAGCAGTAGTATTGGGAGATGAACTGAAAAAAATATTAGAAGATATTGCTAGTGTGTTAAAATTATTACCAGTAGCAATTGACAACACACAATCACCGTTATCTGCTAAAGATCCTCAAATGGTAAGTAAGATAGCTGGATTGACATTAAAGATAAATAATATGTTAAGTAAAAAAGTAAAAACGATATAGGAGTTATCATGACTAAAAAACAGTTGGTAAAAATAATCCAAGAAGTTGTTCGTAGAGAAATAAAAAAAGAGATAAATGAGATATTTATTAACGAACAAAAAACTTCATCTAAAAAATTAGCTGATGTTATACCACAAGTATCAGAACCAAAAGAACAAGTAAAGTATACAAATAATAAATCTTTAAATGAAGTTCTGAATGAAACTGTTGGTCTTAGTAAAAACCAAACTAGTGAATATCCAACAATGGGTGGTGGAACATTTGACACTTCAAGAATGACTGAACTATTAGGATACGGTCAAACAGATGAAGTTAAACGTGACATGGTTGCTGTAGATACTATAAAGAAAGCTGGAATGTCTGTTGACCAAGTACCAGACCATGTAACAAATGCATTAACAAAGGATTATAGTAAATTAATGAAAGCATTAGATAAGAAGAAACAAGGAGGATTGGGATAATGCCAAGAAGTGCTAGAGAAGTAGATTTAGATCCTAGAACATATGTTGGGTTATCTTTTCCTTTAAGGGCAGATAACAATAACAACTTTACTATGACTAAAAATTCTTTACAGCAGTCTAGGCACAATCTTAGGAATTTGCTATTAACTTATCCTGGTGAAAGAGTAGGTAATCCTGAATTTGGTTGTAGGTTAAGGGAAGTGTGTTTTGAACAACATGATGAAAACTTACCATCAAAAATTGAAGATGTAATTATAGAAGCAACAAACGTATTTTTACCATATATTAACATAATTGATATAGAAACTTTAACTGAGGAAAACCAACCAGAAAAAATATTTGTTAGTATAAAATTTTCAACCACTTTAGATCCGTTGGTAAATCAATCGTTAACATTAAACGCATCTGATGGAACTGAAGTTGGTGGAGATAGTTCTGAGGGTAGACCTGGAGGATATTAATGGCACGTACAAGTATAAAAAAAGATTCGGTAAAATCTATAAACTATTTGAATAAAGACTTTAGTGACTTTAAAACAAATCTTATAGAGTTTGCTAAACAATACTTTCCAAATACATATAATGACTTTAACGAAGCATCACCTGGTATGATGTTTATTGAAATGGCTTCTTATGTAGGTGATGTTTTATCTTATTATATTGATTCACAATTTAGAGAAACTCTCTTAGCTTACGCTGAAGAAAAAAGAAATGTATATAACATAGCACAATCATTTGGTTACAAACCAAAAACAACCTCACCAGCTGATGTTGTTTTAGATGTGTTTCAAACTGTTCCAGCTCTTAATGGTAAACCAGATTATAGATATGCTTTAACAGTTAATGAGGGAACTCAAGTTAATGCTGGTTCTAACGGAACAACGTTTAGAACTTTAGAAGATGTCAATTTTAAATTTTCTAGTTCTTATGATACTAGAGACGTTACGATATTTGAAACGGATAGTGGTGAACCTACAAAATTTTTATTAAAGAAAAAAATAAAAGCAAGAAGTGGTGAGATATCTACAGAGTTTTTTGATTTTGGTTCTGCAGAAAAATATCCACAAATTAGATTAGCTAATTCAGATGTAATAGAAATTATATCATGTACTGATAGTGATGGTAACAAATGGTATGAAGTTGATTCTTTGGCTAGAGATACTGTATTTGAAGATATGGAAAATAACTCAGCAAACGATCCTTCTTCGGTTGGGGATAGAGAAAAAGCAGGTTACATACTTAAACTAAAAAAAGTATCAAGAAGATTTACAACTTATATAAATGAAAATGATGAAACTGTTTTAAGATTTGGAGCTGGTATATCAGACAATCCTGATGAAGAGATTGTACCTAATCCAACAAATGTTGGTTCTAATTTACCAGGTAGTCCATCATATTTAACAACTGCTTTCGATCCTTCTAACTTTTTAAAGACAAGTACATTTGGTATGGCACCAGCAAACACAACTCTTACAATAGAATATTCATATGGTGGTGGTATAGATGACAATGTAAATGTAGGTGATGTTAATCAGTTAGGGCCTATATCTTTTACCATAAATGAAAATGGTCTTTCTTCAACATTAGTACAAGAATCAAAAGACTCAGTTTCATTTACAAATCCAAGACCAGCAACTGGTGGTTCTTCAGGAGAAACAGTTAGAGAAACTAGAGAAAATGCATTAGCATACTTTCAAGCACAATCAAGAGCAGTTACTAAAGATGACTATATTGTTAGAGCATATTCTTTACCAGCAAAATATGGAACTGTTGCAAAAATTCATATGTCTCAAGATGAACAACTAAGTAAAGTTGGTATGGCTGAAACATTAGAACGTGAAATTACTAATTCAGATGTAGGTAAAAGTTTAAAAGATTTACAAGTTAATAATATTCCAAATCCATTAGCAATGAACATGTATACTCTTGGATTTGATTCTAATAAAAAATTATCTAGATTAACACAGACAACTAAACAAAATTTAAAAACATATTTATCACAATATAGATTGGTAACAGATGCTATAAATATAAAAGATGCTTACATAATAAATATAGCAATTAGTTTTGCAGTATTAACAAAGGTGGGTTTTAATAAACAAGAGGTTTTACTACGGTGTGTTTCTGCTGTTCAAGATTTCTTTGATATCGATAGATGGCAAATAGGACAACCAATTGTTCTTGCAGATTTGGTTTATGAGTTGTCTTTAGTTGATGGTGTTGCAACTGTTGTAAATCCAACAGAAAACAATCCAAATAATTTACCAATTGTAATTGAAAACAAGTATCAAATTGCTCAAGGTTACTCTGGTAATTTCTTTGATATAAACACATCGTTACGTGGTGGTATTTTGTACCCAGCATTAGATCCTAGTATATTTGAAGTTAAGTTCCCTAACTCAGATATTAAAGGAAAAGTGTTGGGTGATAATTTAGGAGTTAGGGAGTAGTAATGCATTATTTTACATTTGCAGAAAAAGATACAACTATTTACCAAAAAAGTGGTAGTTTAAATGCTGGGTTAGACGAAGTATTAGAAATACAAAAAACAGTTAGTGATTCTGGTGATGCAGTAAACGTCTCTAGAATACTTATTAAATTTGATTTAGCAGAAATATCATCTTCTATAGTAGATGGTACAATAACCAATCCATCATATTATTTAAATTTATTTGATGCAAAATCCAGTAATTTAGATATATCACAAAGTATTTATGCTTATCCTGTAAGTCAATCATGGACAATGGGACAAGGACATTCGTATGACAATCCAATTACAGAGGAGGGTTGTAGTTGGAATTTTAGAGATGGTTTAACAGCTGGTACTATATGGGATAGTTCAATTAGTGCTAGTGGTGGAACATGGTATAGTGGAAGTGGTTATGAAGCGTCTCATTCTATCAACCATAAGACTATTGATATAAGAATGAACGTAACAGATATTGTCAATCAATGGTTGTCAGGTTCTATTTCTAATGATGGGTTTATGATAAAACGAAGTGGTAGTATTGGAAATTTAGATTCTAATGCAGACGAAGGTAGTACAAAACTTTTTGGTGATTTATCGTTTTTCTCTTCCGACACACATACAAAATATCCACCAACATTGGAAACAGTTTGGGATGACTCTAGTTGGGATAGTGGTTCCCTTTCACCATTAACAATGGCAAACTTAGAAGATATGACGATTTATATGAAAGGACTACGACCAGAGTACAAGGAAAATTCTAGAGTAAAATTTAGATTAGTTGGTAGAGAAAGATTTCCTGAAGCTTCGTATTCTACAACACCAGCTAACTTATCTGTAAAATATTTACCAAGTGGTTCATCTTTTTATTCTATATTAGATGCAGAGACTGAAGAAGTAATTGTTCCTTATGGTAGTGGTTCAAAATTAAGTTGTGACTCTACTGGTAATTATTTTATGTTGGATTTAAATGGTTATCAACCTGAAAGATACTATCGTTTAGAATTTAGAGTCCG